CTTACAAATTTAACAAGCTAATGAATAAGATAGGTAAATACGAGTTTGATGATAGCGTACAAGCAGAAAGCAAAATAAACGCTTTAGGTACAACAACAACAGAATTAGGTGATGTAGTACCATCGCACAATCATATTATCGTAAGACTAGGCTATATCGTTTTAGAGCAAGGCGAGTATAACGAAAGTGGTGAACAAACAAAAGCACCTGTATTATCTGATAAATACCACGTAGATGTATTGTGGAAAGGCTTAGAGCCTGTTGATGCAGAAGCAGAGGTTTTATCTTATGTAGAGCCTAGTGGTTGGGAATCAAATAGAATAGAGTTAGACAATAACGGGGTACACTCATTTATGGGATTAGATTACCAAGAATACAAGTTCTAATGGCACGAACATCAGCAGCACAAGAGATAGCACTTATGAAACAAAGAATGGACTCTATGGAGGATAAATTAGATAAGATGGATGACAAGTTAGATATGCTAACTAAGAATCTTCTTGACCCTGATAAAGGGGTTGTTTCTCGTGTAAACAAAAATACTGCTGCTAGAGTTACTATGCAGAAAGCATTATGGGGATTGTGGACTATTGTAATTGGCTCATTGGTGGCATTTTTCTTTACTAAGAATGGCTAAGGGTATATCATTTACATTTAGAGCATCTCCTAAAGTAAAAAGAAAGGGAATACACGCTAAGACAAAAAGCAGAACAAAAAGTGGTAAACAATATAAAAAAAAATACAATGGGCAAGGAAGATAAAGAATACTGTAAATGTTTTAAGTGGGAATCTTGTAAATGCTGTGAAACTGCTGAAACTGCTGAAACTGCTGAACATATAGGTTTTGATTCTTGGGTAGAAGATATGGAAGAACAAGAACAACCTACCTGCAACATTGATAATCAAGAGGACTGCGAGAATTGTGGTAGCTGATGAAACTGCTGTGCTTACGATATAACCTTGCCTTAGATAGTACTAATGGTATGTTATTCTACGAAGGCTTTGCAGGATATGACTTTCTTTGCTATACACTAGAAGATGAGTACAGGAGAGATAAGGTCAAAGGAGAAACAATGATACCTTATGGAGTCTACGAAATCAAGTATAGAAAAGAGGGTGGCTTTCATAATAGATATACTGAAAGATTTGGCGATTTACATCGTGGTATGTTGCATATCACTAATGTTCCTAACTTTGAGCATATTCTCATACATTGCGGTAATACTGATGAACATACTAGCGGGTGTTTACTCGTTGGCGATTCGCAAGAAAACAACAACTTAGTTTCTGATGGATTTATAGGTAAATCTACACAAGCATACAAAAGACTTTACAAAATGGTTGCTGATGAACTTGATTTAGGTCATAGAGTAATTATTGAATATAAACACATTAATGATTTAATGGAAGTTTAACCCTTGCCAAAGGGTTCACAAAGGGTACTTTATACCCTATATAATAAAGCTAAAGCTATAAATAAAGATAAAGATAAAGTTAAGGATATGAGTATATTGAGAAAAATATTTAGTAGTGGAGCAAAGGATTTAGTAGATAGTGTTGGAACTGCTATTGATAAGATACATACCTCAGCAGAAGAAAAAGAACTTGTAAAAAATGAGATAAACAAAGCCATCTATGAGTTTGAAAAGAATATTCAGGTAGAGGTAACTAAGCGTTGGGAAGCTGATATGAATGGTAATTGGCTTACCAAATCTATAAGACCATTGTCACTAGCCTTCCTGTTGTTTGTGCTTACCATATTTACACTAATTGACTTTGGATATGTAGATATGGACATCAAAGATTCTTGGATTGACCTATGGCAACTATTAGCCATCACAGCCTTTGGTGCGTACTTCGGAGGAAGGTCGTACGAAAAAATTAAGAAATAACTTTTAACTTACTTCTTTTTTACTATATTTGCACATACGTCTGTATGATGTGATTAAGTTTTGTTTTAGTTTTCAAGTGGGGTGCTTCGGCACTCCATTTGTTTTTTATATATTTTTTTTGTATAATTGCAAAAACATACATATATGAAACAATACAGACCTAGACTATCCGAATCAGAGTACGAAATCATACAAAAGATGAGAGAGAAAGAAACTCGTAACGTACTCGTTGTAGGAGATTTACACGCACCATTTATCAAAGGACAATGCAATGATGGTGGCTCATACCTAGAGCATTGCTTAGAGGTCTATGAAAAGAATAATTGTAACGATGTAATCTTCATCGGAGATTTAATTGACTCACATTTTTCCTCATTCCACGAAACACACCCTGATGGATTTGGTGCAGGAGAAGAACTAGATAGAGCTATTAGTCAGTTACAACCTTGGCACGAAGCATTCCCTAATGCAAGGGTGTGTATTGGTAACCACGATGCTATAATATCTCGTAAGGCGGTAGCTATGGGAATATCACAAAGATGGCTTAAAGACCTTTCAGAAGCCTTACAAGTGCCTACTTGGACATTTGACGATAGCTTTGAGCAAGATGGTGTTATCTATACACACGGAACAGGTAGTAGTGGAGCAAGAGGTGCGCATAACCGAATGGTAAATTGGGGTAAATCAGTAGTACAGGGTCATATACATACGGAATGTTCTGTATCTTGGCATTGCACTAAGACTGCTAGACATTTTGCTATGCAGGTAGGTTGTGGTGTAACTAACACAAATCAATATGCACTAGCATACGCAAAGAACTTTACTAAGCGTTCTATAATTGCTTGTGGTGTTGTTTTAGACAACGGAACACTACCGATTACTTACCCAATGCACTTGGGAGAAGAATAATCTTCACTCTAGTAAAGTAAACTTTTTTTATATTTTTATTAAATTATTTTTGGTAGTTTGAATTTATTTACTAACTTTGCCGAAGTTATTAATTAAAACAAAACTATTATGTCACAAGAATTAAAAGTAGAAATGGTAAAAAAAGGCGATGTGCTTTTTTATTTAGAAAGTAAAATATCATTATTTGAAACTTTATTATCTAACGATGAGAAGTCACAGGTTGACTTTATGGACAACAACATTCTAAAAGAATGGTATGACGGCAGAATATGTGCAAGAGTATCAGCCCTAAGTAGCTTAAAAGAATTAAGAACACTAATCAATAACCTTTAATAAATATTATTATGTCAGTAGAAATTAAAACAGAAACTAAGAAAGAAAGTTTACGCAGACTATTCACAGAGAATGGTCTAGTACAAGAAGATGTGTATAAAGATAAACGAGGGTTTGTTATTATCACACGAACAGGAATTGATAAAATTATCAGCAACAGAGGAATCAAAGTTTCCTATGAGCCAATCATTATGGAAAGAGAGTGGGTTGTACTTAGATGTGTTGCAGAGATGTCAGAGAATCAAAGCAGAGTAGAATCTTTTGGAGAATGTTCTAGTGAAAACACTATGGGTCTTGCAGGTAAGTTTCCTGTGGCTATGGCAGAGAAACGTGCTAAGTCAAGAGCAGTACTAATGCTTACAGGATTCTATGAGCAGGGAGTTTATGGTCAAGATGAAATGGCTGACTAATGGATTGGATAGATGAAATACTTGCTAGTGAGCCTATCAGTAACACGCAGATAGCTGTTATTGAGGGTTTGCTAACAAGCGTTCCCTACGAACAAGATGACATTAGAGATATAGAAAACGGTCTTTTACATTTAACGTATCAAGAAGCATACGAGTTAATCAGTAAGCTAAAAGAAGATTACATACCAAAAGACCCTAGAGAACAATTTAATAAAATAACAAAGAGATGGCAATAAAAAAACACGCAATGACTAAAGAGGGTGCAATACTCTCAATCACAAGAAATCAGATAGGTAAACTTTCTGATGGCAAGAGGCCAATAGGAATATTAAAATCTTTCATAGATATGTATATGAAGGAAGATAATGACAGAATAAAAGAAACCTACAAAGTAGAGTTTGGAATAGAATTAGAAATCGTAGAATATAAATAATTATGACAAAGATAGCAAATAACGAGTTTGAGAAATTCGTAAGAATCACAGGAATGACTAAGCGTAGATTTAGTGAAGTAACAGGATTAAAAGGTACTAGCGTAACTAAATACCTAGAGAACCCTACAATGCTAAGGCTCAAGCACTTACAACTATTGGCTGATGCCGATGAGTTTAAAGAACAAGAGGTTGGCGATGTTGAACTTTTAAATATGATAAACTATGTTAAATAGTATTGAGAGGAGGGAAGCATTAAATAAAGCAGTATGCTCTATTTATGGTGTGAATGAGAATGAACTATTTAGCGTAAGCAGAAAGCGAGAAATCATAAGTGCAAGGCGAATGGTGTTGTATTTTCTTCGCAAACACTATGGCGAAACCTATATGAGCATAGCTAAAACATTTAGTATGAATCACGCCACAGTAATACATCACATAACACAAATGAAAAACTTTTTGGAGTTTGATAAGATGGAAGTTATAAACTATATCAAAGTTAGAGATTATGTGTTTGAGCAAAATAGTGAAGTAACACTATCAGAGGAACTTGACCTCTTAAAAAAAGAGAAGTCTTTATTAGACGATAGATTAGAACAAATAGAAAATGAATTAAAATTATTAGACAATGGAAATTAATGGAACGTTAGAAGCAATCTTTGATACAAAAGAATTTAAGAGTGGCTTCAAGAAAAGAGAATTTGTAGTTAATACAGGTGGAGATTATCCTCAATCAATTAAGATGGAAGTGGTAAAAGACAATATTGATAAGCTAGGAACTATCAAGGTTGGAACTGAAGTTACCTGTAAGATAGACATCAGAGGTCGCCTGTATGAAGGTAACTACTACAATAACATATTAGCTTGGGCAATCAATGTCGGTGGTGCAAAGACAGAGAAACCTGCTGAAACTGTTAACGAGTCAGACTTACCCTTTTAAGGTAAGAATGTTAATCAAAGCATTTGATTGTGAAATCGAATACTAAAAGAAAGTATGTGTCGAGGGTGGATAAGCTATTAGAAGCCAATGCTGCCCTCAACGCATCTCTCGGCATAGATAGCACCAAAACCGAGATTGAGTCGATTAGAAAGGAGATAAGAGCCAATATACGCAGGATTAAGGACTTATGTCCATACACACATTCTATTATTGATATAGATGATAATCACAAGACAACAAAATGAATTGGAATAGTAAACAAAAAGAACATACAAAGTTAGTCAAGATAGAAACCATTGCAACTGCTGAACATTGTAAGCACTTAAAAAACGAGGGTTACTCTGTTGTTGAAATTGCCAACAAATTGAATCTAAGCAAGGCAAGGATTTATGAGTACTTAAAGTATAAGGAGTCTGATGAAGTATGAAACTGCTAAAGATAGAGAAAGGCAGAAGAAAGCAAGTGACTTATTTTGCCACGCATTTGACCTTATATCTATTGACAGGGGCGATTTTGCTTCTGTTGATTATGACTTAAAGAATAAGAAGGGATTTGTTGTAGGATCATTGGAAGTTAAAGGTTGTCCTAATAGAAACATAGATGACAACTTAACTGTGCAGGTGGCTATACGCAAACTTGTAGATTTGCAGAAACATCAAAAGAAAACCAACAAACCTGTGGCAATCTGTTGGGCATTTGAAGATGGCATTGTGTATGAGAGAATTGAGAACCTTGAGGGTAGTTTTAGTCTTGGAGGTCGTAAGCCAAGAGCAGGAAGTTACAATGATATTGAGATAATGGCTAGAGTAGAGATAAAAAAACTTAAAAAAGTTTGTTATTAATTAAAAAAGTTTACTTATCTTTGCTGTGTTAAACAATTAAACTAAAACATTATGACAAGCAAATTTGATTACAAACTATTTACCGATGTAACTTTTGAGGGTGTCGACCACAGAGACCATCCCGACTACTGCAATGCTTTCATTGCAAGTGCAGAGTACGATGGTAGATATTTATCTGATGAGGAGTTAGATGAACTAAACGAGGATACGGATTTATTATACGAATTATTAATTGATAATTTATACTAAGACAATGGCAAAACGAATGACAGATACAGACAAATGGAAAAAAAGATTTGTTAGAGAATTATCACCACAACATAAGTTACTATGGTTCTACATATTAGATGACTGCAATCACGCAGGAATATGGGACGTAGATTTAGAGGTAGCTTCTATCAGAGTAGGGTTTGACTTATCTTACGACAACCTGCCATCATCATTTGGCGAAAAAGTTATATCTTTTGACAATGGCGATAAGTGGTTTATTCCTGAATTTATTGACTTTCAATATGGAGAATTAAACCCAACATCTAACGTGCATAAGTCAGTAATTGCACTTCTTGAGAAATATAAACTTGAAGGGTATGTGAAGGGTTCACAAGGGGTACAAAGTACCCTTAATAATAAAGATAAGGATAAAGATAAAGATATAGTTAAAGCTAAGGTTAAGAGGTTTGTTAAGCCAACAATCGAAGATATTTTTAACTATTGTTCTGAAAGAGAAAACAATGTAGATATTAGAAGGTTTTTTGATTATTATGAAAGTAATGGTTGGAAGGTAGGTAAAAATCCTATGAAAGATTGGAAAGCATCTGTAAGAACTTGGGAAAAGAATACTACCCAACAACAAAAAGTATCACAACCTAAACAAGTATTAACCGCTTGGGAACAAGCTAGAACACAAATCAACAATGGATAAGTACACAAAAGAATTTTGGAACGAGCATAATAAGAACAAGAGTAGGTCAAGTGAATACACAAAGAACTTTCTTAAACAAATGAGGAACAACGGAACTCTAAGGTCAAGAAAAATCAATGAGTATAATATGCACTATATGATTACAGGATTTGTCTGCCACGATAAGGCTGATATGAGAAGAATGCAAACACGAGATAATATTGTAATGTAATGGATAAGACTAAACAAATATGGTATAGGTTTACCAACGATAGAGAGCAATTAAATATTGATTGTGTAGATGTATTGAGCAAGTGTTATCTAATGCTAGGTCAGAAACCTGATACAGAACAAATTGTGATGATGTCGAAACTGCTAGTAGATGACCTATCAAGATTCTACCCATCAATGGAGATGGCTGAGGTTATGTTTGCATTTGAGCAGGGTATAAGGCACTCTGATAGTGGCGGGTTTGTCAATGTCCGTAATTGGAATATTTGGCTAAAGGAGTACAAAGCTAAGGCAAACCTTAAAAGGCAACAACACCAACTGACTGACTATCAGAGAGATAGAGATAGTCAGAAGATGATTGGCGAAACTATTAATCAAGCTAAACGACTGAAATGAAAAAAAACAATTATCATTCAAAAGACTTTTTAAAACATTTTGATAGTAAATTAATTCATCAAGGTAACATAGATGAGATTTACAGAATATGTATGGCTTATCACAATTTTAGGTTAAAATGTGAAGAAAACAGAATAAACCTACAAGATGATTTA